TAGTGAACAAGAAGATGGAGATGTAGATATTGGTGCACAGAAACTAAAGTTTGGTTTTGGTGAATTAACATTTGATCCTGATGGTATTCTTGAACTTCCTGCTTCAAGTTCTATCCGTTTTGGTACTACAGGTTCTGCTAAAGAACTTAAGTTTGACGGAAACAATAACTTAGATCTACCTACAGGAACAGACATTCGTTTCGGTGGTGATGCTGCTAAATCTATCAAGTTTGATGGATCTGGTAACTTAGAGGTTCCAGAAAACTCTGAGATAAGATTTGGTAGTGGTGGTACTAAAAAAATATCACTTGATGGAAGTAACAACTTAGTTCTTCCTACAGGAACTGAAATTCATATTGGTACCAAGAAGATCAAAATTGATACTAACGGTGAATTGCAAATTGCTAATGATGGCACAAATTTCCAAGACGTTGATAGAGGATTTAAACGTCAAGGAACTGCTGCATCTGCGGGATCAAGTGTTATTAAAGGATATAATAATGAAACTGTATATAAAGCATCACCAACACTTTTATATACATTCAGTGCAGTTGGACAATCAAACTATACAGTTAGTGGACCAGGATTACCATCAGGAGGATCTACAGATCCTAATTTGATTCTTTATCGTGGATTTACATATGATTTCAATAATACTACTGGAGGATCTCATCCATTAAGAATACAGTCCACAACTGGAGTATCAGGAACTTTATACACTACAGGTATTAGTGGATCACAAACTTCTGTACAAACATTCACAGTTCCTTTTGATGCACCAAACACTCTATATTATCAGTGTTCAATCCACTCAAATATGAATGGAACTATAGAAATTAGGTAATGACAAGAACAGTCCCAGGATCAGGAGCAGTTATTGAACCTATCTTTAACAGTACGTTCGGAATAAAGGACGTATTTGTTAATGATGGAGGGACTGGATATGTTGCGGGCGACCCACCAGAATTAAAAGTTACTAATTGTGGTACACCTCTAAGAGAGGCAGTGCTTGAACCTGTAATTACTAATGGTCAAATTGCTGCTGTTAAAGTATTAGATCCTGGAAGTGGATATAATCCATTTAGAATTAAACTTGAAACAACAGGAATTGGATATGGTGCAGAGGCAAAAGCAATATTATATGATACTGATCAAGTTGCACCTGATGGAACTCTGATTGCTCCTGCGGGTTCTATTCAATATATTCAGATGTTGTCTAATGGTGATGAATATTATAGTGATGTTACAACTGCGGAAATAGAAGGTGGTGGTGGATCAGGTGCTGAACTCAGACCTGTTACTGGATTGGTTACTGGTTTAGCATTAGAAGAAACTGGTGCTAATTATGAAAATGGTGATATTAATATTATTATATCTGGTGGAGGTGGACAGGGTGCTACTGGTGTTGCAGATGTAGATGAATTTGGTATTGTTAAAAAGATAAACATATCAAGTGCGGGTGAGTTCTTTCAAACACCTCCTGTTATTCTACTCAATGGTGGTGGCGGTGGTGGTGCTAGAGCACTTGCTACTGTAGATCTTGGTGCTATTACTTCAATCGATATTCTTGATCCTGGTGGTGGTTTCTCAACAGAACCCTCAGTAATTTTTACTAGGAATACCGATCTAATTAAAAGATCTAGAAATAGGCAAGCATTTAATTCATTCTTATATAATATAACTGGTCTTATCAATGATGTAGGTATTTCTGATCAAACAATATTTGTTGAAACTACCGCACCTTATCCTGGATCTGGAAAAATATTAATAGGTAATGAAGTTATTAGATATACAGGTAAAACTCCTACATCTTTTGTAGGTTGTGACCGTGCTGTCAATTTTAGATATGATCAAAAAGTTACATTAGATGCACTTGCTGATGAGGGTGGTGTTAGTCAATATGTTTTTAATGTTGGAGATCGTGTTATAAGAACTTCTGAAAGTTCAAGTAATAAGATTGCTCGTGTGTATGACTGGAAACCAGAAATAAATGCTTTGTTTTTAGTATTTGAAGTTGATAAATTGGCATTTATTGATGGTGGATCATCAAATACTTTATCTCAAGTTATTGACTTTATTGGTGGTGTAGCAGCATCTAGTGAAACTGGTGTTGAACCACACGTATTAGTTGATAGTGTTGGTGATACTATTGTTCAGTTAACAGATCCTATTGGTCTAATACAGGACAAAAAGTTTGAAGATGATGATGAGTTGCAAGGAGCAGGAGATGGTATTCCTGACCTAGTAAATCTTAATACAGAATTTGCAGGTGCTATCAATCTTGATGGAGGTATCGCATCATCTCTATATGGTATTGAGGAAACATTGGGTGGACAAAACACTTCATTGTTCCAAGTTGGAGACCAAATGACAGACTCGTCTCTTCCTTCTAGATCTCCTACTGTCACAGTTGCAGGTGCTTTAGGTGATGGAGAACAACACCTAGCAACTATTGAGTTTACTTTCCGTGTTATGAATAACTCTTATAACTTTGTACAGAGTGAAACTGTCACAGGAAGTTTAAGTGGAGTAACAGCAACAGTTGTATCTTGGGATGCAACTACAAAGGTTCTTGTTGTTAATAATCCAGTTGCAAACTCAGGAAATTATCTTTGGAATAAGAACGAAAATATCTCTGGAGGTACGTCAGGTGCCATTGGAGTTATCCAATTTATAAATTATCCATCCTATATCCGAAACGAACCTGACTAAACTACTATAAATAAAAGGAAGGTACATAGTATCCAATGGCATTACTTACCGATCAATTTAGAATTTTCACCGCTGAAAAATTCATCAAATCACTTGAGGGACCAGATTCGACTCAGAGTGACATCGTTGCGGGTGCAAATCGTGACCGTTTGTATGTTTTCATTGGTCGTCCTCAAGAGTGGGATAACGAGAATAATCCTCCTACTCCCATAGACTCTTTCCAAGAGTTTTCAGATTCATATGACGATATGATTTCTATGAAACGTGTCCTTGCTAGTGACGCTATTCAAGTTATACGTCGTATTGACTGGATACCACCCGAACAGACTACTGGTGGTTTAGGTTACGTTTACGATATGTATCGTAACGATTACTCATCTAGTAAAACTGCTTCTAGTGGTGCTACTAAACTATATGATGCTGATTTCTACGTTGTTAACAGTTCATATCAAGTTTACAAATGTATCTACAATGGAACGTCACCCTCTGATCCGAACGGTAAACCTAGTACGATCGAACCCACTGGCACTTCTACTTCTATTATCACCACTGCTGATGGTTATCGTTGGAAGTATATGTACACCATCCCAGTGGGGCAGGTTCTAAAATTCTTCTCAGCAGACTATATGCCCGTGTTAATTGACACTGCTGTTCAGTCAGATGCTGTAGGAGGAGAGATTGATACTGTTGTTATCCAATCATCTGGTTCTGGTTACAACAATGGTACATATGAAAACATACCTCTAAGGGGAGATGGAACTGGTGGACGTATTTCTATCGTTGTTGATGGTGGTCGTATAGTATCTGCAACTGTAACTTCTGGAGGATCTAACTATTCCTTCGGTAAGATCGTTGTTGACGAAGTTAATGGTATTGGTTCTGGTACAGGATCTGGTGGTGCCATTGACGTTATTATTCCACCTAAAGGTGGTCACGGATCTACTCCTGCTATTGAGTTAGGTGGTTTTCGTGTAATGATTAACACTAAATTTACATATTCAGAGGGATCTGGAGACTTCCCTACTGATAATGATTATCGTCGTATTGGTCTAGTTCTAAACCCATTTAAGTTTGGTACAGAAGAATTAGCAGATGCGATTACTTTGTCAGCATCAAACGCTGTAATATTTTCTCCTGATTTCACAGGATCATTTAATACTGATGAAATCATAACTCAAACTCGTACTGTGGGTGGACAACAAGTCACTGCTCGTGGTCGTGTAGTTTCTTGGAACTCAACAACAAAAGTTTTGAAATTTTATCAAAACAGAGTTGATGGTATATTCCCTGAGATTACTGGTAACAAAGTTGAGTTCTCTGGTGGTAACACCATCGTTGGTTCGGGATCAGGTACATCTGTTGACCCTGACATCAACTTCCCTGTAGTTCCTGGTGAAGCAACACGTGTTATAAACAACACAGAATATGATTTAGGTATGTCATTCACATCTGGTTACGCCAAACCTGAAGTGAAAAAGGATTCAGGTAAAGTAATTTACATAGACAATAGGAGAGCAATCTCTAGGGCGGGCGACCAAATTGAAGACATCAAAATCGTTGTAGAGTTCTAAAAAATGCCACAGAATACCAACCTCAATATCAGTCCCTATTACGACGACTTTAGTTCGGACAATAACTTTTACAAAGTTTTATTCCGTCCTGGGTATCCGATACAGGCAAGAGAATTAACCACGCTTCAATCACTGATGCAAAATCAGGTTGAGTCGATGGGAACTCATATGTTCAAAGATGGTGCAATGGTCATCCCTGGACAGATCGGTTACGACTTAGATGCGAAAGCAGTATTATTGCAAGCAAGTTTCTTAGGAACAAACGTTGAATTATATCGTTCACAGTTAGAAGGAAGAATAGTTACAGGTCTTACAACTGGCATCAAAGCAAAAGTTATATTCTCCATATCAGCAACAGAGTCAGAACGTGGTTATATAACTCTATATCTAAAATACATTACATCTGGTGGAACAGATAGTGACACTAGAACTTTCACTGCAAACGAACAGTTAGTATGTGATGCAGAACTTACTTTTGGATCCACTCTAATTGAAGTCGGTACACCGTTTGCACAGTTGTTACCTACAACTGCAACTGCTGTTGGTTCTACTGCCACAGTTGCTAATGGTGTGTATTTTATACGTGGTTATTTTGTAGATGTAAGTGAGCAAACAATTATTCTTGATCAATATACAAATAGTCCATCATATAGGGTTGGTCTAGAAGTATTTGAATCTATTGTAACTCCAGAAGATGATCCATCATTGAATGATAATGCTACTGGAACATCTAACTATTCTGCACCTGGTGCACATAGATTTAGAATTCGTTGTTCATTAACTAAAAAAGTTATTGATGATGATACAGATAAAAACTTTATTGAATTATTACGTATCAATAATTCAGCAATAGAATCATTTGTAGAAAGAACTGCATATAACGAAATAGAAAGAGAACTTGCTCGTAGAACATTTGACGAGTCAGGTGATTATAGTGTTAGAGAATTTGATCTAAGAATACGTGAACATCAAGATGATGGTGAAAATAATGGTGTGTATCTTCCAGGAAAATCATCTCCAAATGGAATCGCATCTAGTTCTGCATATTATGCGTTAGAAGTATCCCCAGGAAAAGCGTACGTAAGAGGATATGAGATTGAAACCCTAGTTCCTACTTTTATTGATGTACAAAAACCACGAGATACAAAAGCATTACAGAACTCCATAATTCCATTTGAACTCGGCAACTATATGTTGTTGAATAATGTAAAAGGTTCTCCTATAGTTAATGGTAATAATGTAACAGCAAACTATCAGGTTCTTGAATTTAGAGATTCAGCACCAGGTGGTTCATTAACCGCAGCAGGTGAGATCATAGCGTTTGCACGTTGTGCTGCATATGAATACCATAGTGGAACAACTGTAACTTCAAATGCAACTGTATTCAAAACATATATTTTTGATATACAACCACTAACTACATTCCAAATGTCTGCTGCTGTAACTGCGGGACAAGGTGCTGTTATTCGTGGTAGAACATCTAGAGCAAAAGCATTTGTAGCGGATGCTGTAGCAGGACAAACTGTATTTAAAGTTTATCAAGTATTTGGTACATTCCGTTCTGGAGAAGTTATAGAAAAAGATGGTGTAGAAATTGGAACTCTTACAAACTCATTTGGTTTCCAAATTACAGATGCTAAAGGTGTAACTGGTAGAGATCCAGATACAAATGCAATTACATTTGCAGGAGATCTACTTCTTGATCAGGAAACTATTATTAGTGGTGTTAACTTTAATATTAATGGTACTTCCTTTACAGGTACAAACTCAAACTTTACTTTGGATTTACGTCCTGGAGATGTTCTAACACCAAACGGTGTGAATACATTTACAATGGATAAGATATATCCTATAACTTCAAATACGATAACAAATAATATTACATCTGCTTTAAATGCAAGTGGTACTGCAAGTGGTTTGAGTAATGGTGATTACTCATTTATGGTTCGTCGTAGAGCACAAGTATATGATAAGGAAACTGCTGATCTTCTAATTGAGATGCCTAAAGAATCTATTAAGAGCATCACAGATGAATCAGTTATAGTTGCAAGATCTTTTGACGATATAACAGTTACTGGATCTAATGACTTCACAATATCTCTACCTGCTGATGAACAGTTTCTTGCGTATGACAAAGATCATTATCAGTTAGTAGAATTGGCACCTACAGCAGGTACTCTAATAGATATTGAACCTAACTTATCATTTAATAGCACAGGTACTCCTAGAACATCTTTAACAGTTTCTAATTTGACAGGTGTTACATCTTGTCGTTTAATTACTTCTGTATCTAAAAACCAAGCAGAGAAAAAGTTAAAGAACGCTACTGAAATGGAAGTGATGAAGATTGAGAAAACAAACATATCTTCTGATGCTCCTAAGTATGGTCTTTCATATGGTTCATTATATGGTACACGTATTGAAGATGAGGAAATATCTTTAGGATCTTCTGATGTCTATAAAGTACACGCAGTGTATGAGTCATTAGATGAACTTTCTGCAAAGATTCCTTTCATCACAATGCAGGATGCTACCATCTTCCAGAAAGGTACAATCATTGAAGGACAAACATCTAAGGCAAAAGCACGTGTTGTAAACTTTAACTCAGTTTCATATGTTTGTCATTTTGTTTATGAGAACGATAGGTTCTTCCAGTTAGGTGAAACTGTACAAGGTTTCAATGCTAACAATGTTGTAATTAATGGTATTATCAACGATGCTGATGGTTCTATCGACAATGGTAGTAAGAACATAACAACATCGTTCTTCTTAGATCCTAACCAACAAGGACATTACTATGACATTTCAAAATTAATTAGATTTGCATCGTCAACTAAACCATTAAGAAAATTAAAAGTTGTATTTAATAGGTTTGTTCACGAAGCAACTGGTGATTACTTTGCTTCTGAATCATATGTTGGTGTAGATTATGATGATATTCCACAGTTTGTTGAGAATGGTATAGCAAAAGAACTTAGAGATGTTCTTGATTTCCGTCCAGGTGTAACTCCAGTATTATCTGGATCAGGCACCGTCGGTGCACCATACTTTGTTAACTGTGCATCGTTAGATTTCAAAGACCGCAGTTTCGCGTCAGGAGGCGTTTCAAACAATGCTACTATTATCGATATTCCTAAACCAGAATCTGATTTCCGTTGTGACTACGATTTCTATCTTGGTAGAGTAGATAAAGTATTCTTAACAGATCAACAGCAATTTAAAGTTGTTACAGGTATATCTGGAGAACTAAATGAAATCCCTGCAAACATTGACAATGCAATGTTACTAGCAACTATGGTTCATAGACCATATGGATATTCTCCAGAAGATGTAAGAATTTCAAGAGAGAACAACCGTAGATTCACTATGCGTGACATCGGTGCTATTGAAAAACGTGTTGACCAATTAGAATACTATACTTCTTTAAGTTTACTTGAATTAGAAACAAGTTCATTACCTATAAAAGATAGTGATGGATTTGATAAATTTAAAAACGGATTCCTTGTAGACAACTTTACAAGTTTTGATTCTACAGATACTACTCACGAAGATTTTGGTGCAGCGTTAGATTTCCAAGAAGGTGTTTTACGTCCTTCTCACTACACTACAAACGTATCGTTGGAGTTTAGCACTACACAATCTAGTGGTGTTACTGTTCACGATACAGGAACAATTACAAGACCTTACACAGAGAGAAGATTTATTGTTCAACCTTATGCTTCTAGAGTTGAGAATGTAAACCCATTTAACGTGTTTGCATATATTGGTCGTCTTGATTTATATCCATCATCTGATGACTGGGTAGATACACGTCGTGCTCCTGATAGAGTTGTGAATATGGAGGGTAGTTTTGAAGCAGCAATGATTGCAACTAATGCTGATACCAATACTGGATTTGCCCCTGTACAATGGAACTCTTGGAGAACTAACTGGTCATCTACAACGACATCTTCTTCTACCTTACATATGCGTGGAAATGGTATTAGACAGATCACATTTAATGTAAGTAATACAACAAGTTCACAAACTAGACAAGGTTTAAGAACTCGTCTTACTCCTAGAATTGACCGTACAAATATTGGTGATCGTGTTATTGAAAGAACTGTAGTTCCATTTATTAGATCTAGAAATATTGCGTTTAAGATTCAACGTTTAAAACCCAATACAAGATTTTATTCATTCATTGATAATGTTGATGTAAACTTCTATACATCACCAAAACTACTTGAAGTTATTAAGAATACTGTTGAAGATATTCGTACTAATGATACACCTTTTGTTGTAGGTGAAACTATTGTAGGACAGACATCACAATGTCGTTTAAAACTTGTTGATCCTAATAATGGATTTACTGATGGTTTATCACCTTACGATCAAACTGAATTACCTACATCATATGCTTCTACAACTCCATATCTAAACATTGATACTAGAACAATGTCAGATACAGTTATGGGTAACTACTACGGAAACCCACTAGAAGGTGAGATTCTTGTAGGTGAAACATCTGGTGCTCGTGCTGTTGTTAAACCAAAGAGATTAGTTGCTAATACTAATGGTGATATGGAAGGTATTATGTGGATTCCTAATCCTGCTGTTAATACTAACCCAAGATTTGCAACAGGTACAAGAGTTGTTCGTGTAACAACATCTTCAACTGACTCAAGAGTTCCTGGTGAGGTTGACTCTGCTGCACAACATAATTATGTTGCATCTGGTGTTATAGAAACACAACAGGCAACCATCCTTGCTGTTAGAAATGCTGATGTTGTAAGAGACACAGTAACACAAGATCGTACAGTTAATAATACATCATTAACAGTTAGAGATACTGGATGGTATGACCCTCTTGCTCAATCATTCTTGGTTGAATCTAAGGGTGGTGCATTCTTGACAAGTATTGATATTTACTTTAGAACTCGTGACGAAAGAATCCCTGTATCTTGTCAGATTAGAGAAATGGCAAATGGTTATCCAACTACAAAGGTTCTTGCTTTCTCTGACGTAACATTACTACCATCTGATATTAACTTGTCTGAAAACGGTACAATACCAACTAAGTTTACATTCCCATCACCTGTATATGTTACAGAGAATAGAGACTACTGTGCTGTTATACTTTCTGACTCTAATGAATATAAACTTTGGATCTCAAGAATGGGTGAAGATGATGTTACATCTGATAGAACCATATCTGAACAACCATATGCAGGTGTTCTATTCAAATCACAGAACGCATCTACTTGGACTGCCGATCAGTATGAAGATCTTAAGTTTACATTATATAAAGCACAGTTTGACACAAGTGGATCTGGAACTGCTTGGTTTAATAACGCAGAACTTGCAGAAGGTAACTTTGGTATATCAAGACTAAGATTAGATCCTATTGAAACTACAAAACCAGAGATCAAGATAATACTTGCAGACCACGTTGCTAACTTTACAATCGGTGCTGAAATTACACAGACTGATGTATCTCCTGCTCCATCTGCTATTGTTCGTGAAGTTGTACAAGGTGTGTCAGGTTCATCTAACGCATACTTAATACTTGATGATGTTGTAGGAACATTTAGAGAAGGTGTTGCATCTGGTGCTAGTTACATCTATAGACTTGTATCTTCAAGATCTATTGGTACTATCACATTAACTGGTGTCTCTGGTACATTTGCTACTGGTACAATAATAACAAATGGTACTGGTGCATCTGCGATGGTTACTGATTGGAACGCAGGAACAGGAGTTGTAACAGTTAAATCTATCACAGGTACATTTGCTGATGGTGATGCAGTATCACAGGTAATTAACTCTGCTACAACTGGATCAGGAACTATTGGAACAAGTGGTACAAACTTCCAAGGTGATGATATTAATGATTATCCATCTGCTCCTATCTCATACTTTAATAGAGCAACTGAAATTAAGGTACGTCATTCAAACCATTGTATGCACGATGGTAGTAACTCAGTATTGATAAGTGGAGTTACATCTGAAGTATCACCAACTCTAATAGATTCTGCATATCATACAAATGGTATTACAGCAAGTGATGGTGTAACAGGTTCATTCCAGTTACACGTTATGGATGGTGCTGCATTCCATACTGTTATTAATGGTTCTACAGTAAGTACATCTAATAAAGGTTATATTCTTATTCGTGATCCAGAGATTCCTAGACAACATTTTGAAATTATTGAATATACTAATATCTCTGCTGACGGTAAGATATTTACATTACCATCTGGTTCTCGTGGACAAGCAGGAACTACTGCCATAGCACACAGTGCTAACAGTATAGTTGAGTGTTATAATCTTGACGGTATTCCTTTGACAGAAATTAATAAATTACATACCGCTATTGGTAGTCCAACACTTGATACATATAAACTACAAGTTTCATCTGTATCTTCAGCAGGTATTGTAAGTGGTGGTTTTGATGTAGTTGCTACACAGAACATACAGTTCGATCAACTATATCCTCAATTACAAATGACAGTATATCCTGAGACAGATGTTGTTCCTAGACTTAACGCAGTATCTGGTACATCAATACAGGATGGTAACAATGTAACTCAAGCATCATTTATTAATGATGGTATTTACTACGATATGATTCCTAATGAGGATAATTATCTTGACGAACCTAAGATGGTTTGTTCACAGGTAAACGAAGATGCTAAATTATCTGGTTCTAAATCATTGAACGTACAGATGATAATGACAACATCTAATCCAAATATATCTCCTGTTCTTGACACAGATCGTTGCTCTCTAATTACTACTATGAATAGAGTTAATGATCTTGCGATTGGTAGTAACAATGCAGAGAGTCCTACAGGTGATCTTGATGATGCAGTTTACGTTACTAAGGTAATGAATCTTCTTAACCCTGCTAATTCACTTAGGGTAAGATTTGAAGGATGGAGACACCCATCTACAGAGATAAAAGTTATGTATAAAATTGTTCCTGTTGGAACCACAATTCCAGTCAGTGAAATAGGTTATACATATTTTAATGGCAATGGTCTTGAAGACAAAACAATTCAGAAAACTGAGAGTCTCCTCTATAGAGATTTTGAGTACACCTTTGAGGGAACTGAATTTACGATAGCACAGGTTAAAATTATTTTAACTTCGTCTAATCAGTGCTACGTTCCAGAGGTCAAGAACCTTAGAGTTATTGCACTTAGTGATTTGTAATGAAACCAAAGTACCAAAGAGTAGAAGGTCATCCTAATTTAGTACGAGATTCTTCTTCTGGTGCTGTGCTAAATATTAATGCTACTAATGGTAGTGCAGCAAAAAAACGTAAGTTAAAGGAGGGGGAGTTCTCCGACTTAAAAACTGACGTTGATGTGCTAAAATCTGAACTGACTGAGATCAAATCTCTACTAAAATCATTCTTGGAGAAAAATCAATGACTGTAGACACACCTGAGACAATGGACGAGCAACAACTGCTCGACGATTTTAAAGGTAGGTACAACAAACTACGTGATGAAAATCAACAACTCGTAGCAAAGGTAAAAGAAAATGAGACTCAAATGCTCAAATTACAAGGTGCTATTGAGACTCTAGAATACCTAAAAACTAATACGGTAGACGAAGTAAATGCAGAATAATCGTTAGGGACCGACGGTCCCTTTCTATTTTGCTTATAAATATCAAAGAGGCGATAGTGTCCTTAATAAACAATGGCAAATAGACTTCAATTAAGACGAGATGGTGCTCAACAATGGGCAAACATCAACCCTATACTTGCCCAAGGTGAACTTGGAATCGAGATCGATACTTCACGTATCAAGATCGGAGATGGTGTTACACCTTGGAACTCTCTGCGATATGAGAGACCGATAGAAACTGAATCAAATGCTGCTAACACTCTTGTTAAACGAGATGCTGACGGTAACTTTGAGGCGGGTGCTATTAGTGCAACCTTAATTGGAAATGCTTCTACATCTACGAGACTTGCATCTGCAAGACAAATTCAGTTAACTGGTTCTATAACTGGTTCTGGATCTTTTGACGGTTCATCAAACTTAAACCTTGCCACAAACTTAGAATTAGTTTCATCTCTTCCACATTATAATCCTAACGATCCTGATGCTACTGCTCTATATTCTAGAGTTGAAGTTGACTCAAGAGGTAGGGTTGTTGGTGCTAGTTTAGCATCTACTCTTGCAGAGTATGGTATTACTGACGCACAAGGATTAGATAGTGACTTAACAGCACTAGCAAATATGACCACCTTTGGTCTGTTGACTAGAACTGCTACAGGACAGATTACAACTAGAAACCTAACTGGTGGTGCAGGTAGACTTATCTTTACTACACCTGATGGTGTAGCATCAAACCCATTTATTGACCTTGCTGACACAGCAGTTGTTGTGGGTTCATATAACGTTGAATCATTAACATCTGTATCTACAAACGGTGCTAATGGTGAACCATTCGGAACAGAAACTGTAAACGCATCTAAATTTTCCGTTGATAGATATGGAAGAGTTACACAAGCAACCAATGTACCGATTGCCACTGCAACTGAAGGTTCAAAGTATTCAACCTATAATGCAAGTACATCATATAATAGATACGATATTATTGAGAATGGAAGCAACCTCTACCAAGCGATTGCAGATATTGCAGCAGCACAAGGTGCTCCTTCACACTCTACTGAGACTGTAACTTATGCTGTTACTGTAAATGCAGAAACAGATGGAAACAAGTATTACTTAAATGGATCAATATATCCTAATTTAACATTTAAAAGAGGAAGTACATATATTTTCAATCAGGATGATGCTTCTAACGTTCTTCATCCACTTCATTTTAGTGAAACATCTAATGGTACACACGGTGGTGGATCTGTATATAATGTTGGAGTTACCTATAAACTTGATGGTGTAGTAGTATCATACTCTGATTACTACAATAATACTAACTTTACCAATGCAACAACACGTCAGGTAGAGATTGTAGTATCAAAGAATGCACCTAATTTACTGCATTACTATTGCTACTACCATTCTGGTATGAGCAACAATGCTTACATTGATGTAGTAAATAGCGATGTTGGAAACTGGAGATGGTTGAACCCTGTTGCTGTTGAGCAAAAAGGACTAGCATCTTTTGCACAAGAAGATTTTGATGTAGATGCAAATGGTCACGTTACTATTGCATCACAAGCAGTTGATAACACTCAGTTGCAAAATACTAGAGTGGGATTTGCTGATGGTAATACATTAGAAACTTTTGAGTTAGATCAAGAATTAACAGCGACAACTGGATATAGAGGATTTAATTATCTAAATTATGTTACTGTAAATGATACCAGTGGAAATCTATTATTTACTGCTAACAATGTAGATAATAGTGGTGCAGGTGGAGTAGATATTAATGTTGATACTCATATTAGCGGTGCACTTATAAAACTTGACAGACCTGGAAACACTCCTCTACAAACAATAGAGCGTTCATCAGGTTCTTTAAAGATACATCATAATGTAAACTCTGCTGTTGATAGAACTCTTGATATTATTTCAAATAATGCAGGAGCAGGAACATCAAAGATAAACGTAACATCAGATGATGGTATTGTCATTACAGCAACTAATGTCAATTCAAAAGTTCAAGTAGAAGATTTCTACTTACAGCAGAATACTATTGGAACCAATGATACCACTATGGTATTAGATCCAGGTGACGATGATGCTGCTACAGGTTTAGTACAAGTACGTGGTAATCTACAGGTAGATGGAACTACAACCACAGTAAATAGTACAACAATAACGGTAGATGACCCCATCATTACTCTTGGTGGAGACACTGCCCCCACTACTGACGATAACAAAGATCGTGGTGTTGAGATTAGATACTATGATAGTCAGGCACGTCTTGGATTTTTTGGTTGGGATGAAGATTATTCTAATCCAAATATCTGGTCAGGTACAGGTGGATATAGATTCCTTTATAATGCAACGAATACTTCAGAAGTATTTTCTGGAACTAATGCTCCTTTAATAGCAGGTAACTTAGAACTTACAACAAATACAGGTTCTACATCAACAACTACAGGTACTTTAGTTGTAACTGGTGGTTTTGGACTTTCCGAAAATGCAAATATTGGTGGAACTGTTACTGTTGCAGGTCAATCAGAAATCAATAATAATGTAATTATTAAAGCAGATAATAAAGAGTTTGCAATACAAAATGGTTCGGGTGTAGATAAGTTTACTGTTGATACTGATAATGGTAATACTATTATTGAAGGTACATTAGATGTTCAGTTAGAAACTGAAATTACAGATAATTTAATTGTTACTGCCGATGCAAAAACGTTCAAGATTCGTACTGCTAGTAATGTTGACAAGTTTACGGTTGACACTGATAACGGTAATACAGTTATCGAAGGAACACTCAACACGAAACAAGGAGTAGACTTAGATCAAACTCTAAATGTAGATGGTGATGTTACTCTTAATGCAACCCTTGATGTAGATGACGATGTAACTCTACATAATGATTTCTTAATGGATACTACTGGTAAGACCTTTACGCTTACTAACGGTAGTACACAAAAATTCCAAATCAGCACCACGAATGGTAACACAGATATAGAAGGAACTCTAAATCTAGGTAACTTCTTCCATTCTGAGGATGTTGATGTACCAACTATAGGGACAAATGCTCAAGACGATTTCATCATATCTAGTGGAGATTACGGGTCTTTCCGTTTCGATGGTGGTGGTTACATTGAAGGTGACACTCTGTTTAACTCAGATTTATACATTAACGGTGCTATTAACCAAAAAGACTTAGGAACAACTGAGACATTTAGTACACAGAACTACTTACGTGTAAGATATAAAGTACGTGCAGGATCAACAGTTGCTTATACACCTTCATATGCTACAGATAATAATTCAAACTTAAGAGTATTTGGTGGTGCAGGTATTGCTACTGATCTTTATATCGGTGACGATCTTTATATCGGTAAACTTAATTCTGGAGATACCACAGAATTTACAGTTCTTGGAGAATCTGGTAATACAACAATAGGTAGAGTTGGAGCAGGTTCAGCATCAGCAGGAACACTTACCGTCCACGGAGATGTAACTTTAAACAGAGATGTTTCTTTGAATGGTTCACAGAATACCATTGGTGACGCATCTGGTGACGCATTAACAGTAAATGCTACTTCTCAATTCACAGCACCCGTTACCCTGAGTTCAGGACAAGATCTTAATGTTGGTGGTAATGCCATAGTTGATGGTAACTTAACAGTTCACGGTAGCACAACTACAGTTAACAGTACTACTATTACTGTGGATGATCCTATCATCACACTGGGTGGAGATACTGCTCCTTCATCTGACGACGCAAAAGATCGTGGTGTGGAGTTTAGATATTTTGATTCAAATGCTAAGATAGGATTCTTTGGATGGGATGATTCAGCACTTAGATTTGCTGTTTATCATAATGCTACTAATAGTTCTGAAGTATTTTCTGGTACTAGATCTGGTATTGATGCAGGTTCTATCAAATTATTTGATACTACAAACGCAAGCAATTCTTCTACAGGTGCTCTTATTGTTGGTGGTGGTGCAGGTATTGGACTTGATCTACAAGTTGGTGATGATCTTATCGTAGGTGATGATGGATCGTTTGGTGGAGATGTTGATATTACTGGCACGCTTGATGTAACAAATAACTTAAGAGTCAATACAAATAAATTTACAGTTGCCAGTTCTACAGGTAATACATTAGTTGCAGGAACATTTAGAGCAGACGGAGTATCTACTTTAAATTCATCTGTAAATATTGTTGGAGGAAGTTCTAATCTAAGCGTTGGTGGTACTTTGGGTGTCACAAGCAATACAACCCTCTCAGGGACGCTTGGAGTGACGTTAGGAACGACATTAAGTAATACCTTAGATGTATCAGGTGCTACCAATATTACAAACACTTTGGGTGTAACTGGAGTATCAACTATTACAAATGCTACTAATGCAACTCTTGGTGGAACTTGGGCATCTAATGGTGCGTTAAGAGTATCCGCAGGTGGATTATCTGTTGCAGGTAACACAGGTATTGGTGGAGACTTAAAGGTATATACAAACACTACATTAGATGGAACTCTTGGAGTTGGTGGTATTGTATCACTAGCAGAAAAACTAAGATCAAATTCTACTGCACAGGCAACTGCTGCAAACAATAACGGTGCTGCAATATTCACAGCAGGTGGTTTAGCAGTTACCAAGAAGGCATTTATTGGAGATGACCTTGATGTTGGTGCGGGTAACTTTACTGTAGATGGACCTACAGGAAATACAGTTGTTGGTGGAACATTTGATGTAACTGGTGGAACTACAACTATATCCTCACTTATCGCTACTTCTGTAGCAAACTTACAATCAACCTTAAACGTTGGTGGTTCGTTCAACATTAACACTAATAAATTCAACGTTGCATCTGCAAGTGGTAATACTGATATTGCAGGAACACTTGATGTAACTAACGCAGTTGATTTCGATTCATCTTTAAATGTAGATGGTAACGCAGACTTTAATTCTGGTATAGATGTCACAGCAGGTAACGCTACATTTGCAGGTCTTGTACAAGCAAATAACATAACAGATTCTTCTGCATATAACGATGCTGCTGCTTCTGTACATACAGATGGTGGTTTATCGGTTAATAAGAAAGCATTTATTGGTGATGACTTATCAGTCGGTGGAGCAGCGGGAGTCAAGTTTACTGTAGATGGACCTACAGGTAACACTGATATTACTGGAACTCTTAATGTTCAAGATGGTGTAACTTTACAAAGCACACTTGGAGTTACAGGTCAGATTACTGGTAACGTAACTGGTGACTTGACTGGTAACGCTGATACTGCATCTCT